AAGAGTGTGGGATAAAAATGCGAAGTATTTACTACCAACAGGAATTAAGAAATGGCCTGGTTGGGGTGTAAGAGTATTTTCATCAAAATGCCAATCGGTAAAAGAATATATTAGAAT